CATTCTTTCAAGCTCTGCCTTGACGTCAACAACAGACATATCTCTTAAAGCACTCATTGAGTAAACCTCACATTTGGCCCATTTGACGGGCTTTTTCTATTAATTCCATTATGCCCGTGGGGCTTAGTGCCTGCACTGCATTGTCTTGCATGGGAACATACTGTTTCTGCAAAGGCGCCATTGCTGGAGCGTCTATCGTTTTATAACTGCTAGTCGCACCGAGGAGCTTGTCAATTTCTAAATCAGATACAGCGCCGGGGGAATTGGCAATTTCTGGCACGATATCGCCAACGGCTATTTCATCCATCGACTTAGCTATATTGTCTATTCCCGCTGAAGGGTCAACGGTCATGTTCAACTTGCTTTCGTAATCAACCATTTGCGCATCCTCTATCATCTTGCGCATTATGGCTTCCTTATCTGTCTCTGGATTGTATAGGGTATTCATTACAGACCCTCATATACTTTGTCATATTTTACCGCGAGATAACCAGAAGGCGTCTCTACAACGTTCTCAGGCATTACTTCTCTAACTTCTTGAGCTATAACGCCTAGGGTCATACTGTTACTTAACCCGGCTTCTTTAGCGTCTTCAGTCCAATCCCAAGTATATAGTCCTAGACCATTAGGAAGATCGCCAACGCGCTCTACGTTCGTTTTAAGACGAATGTCAGATAAAGCCGCAAGATTAGCTCCCATAGTCAGATAATCGAACAGACCCGGATTGTTTTGCGTTGTCTGGCTCTGAGGAATCGGTGAAGCGCCAAGAGCTTGCGACACATAGCCGATAGTTGAGGCTGGCGCCCCGGTGTACCCGGCAAACTGCTGGCGTGCCGCGTCAATCAACTGCTGTTGCATCAACTGCTGTATATTACCCTGATTCATAAGATCTGACTGGACCAGTCGTCCCATACCAAACCCAAGGTTACCTAAATTAGCGAGCTGTTGCGCACCTTGCATTTGCAGGTTGGCACCCTGTAACCCCATTGACTGGTTAGCAAGATCAGCCTGCATCTGCCGGTTAAGATCGCCTGTAGCGGCTTGCTGTGCCTGCTGGAACCCAGCCTGCCGTAGGGCGGCTGATTGTTGCCCAATATTAGCCAAAGCACCCCTCCCCAGCTCGCCCATTGCAACGCCGTGCCTAGAGCCGCCAAATGCTCCAGCGGACTGTGCTTGCGCACCAAGCGTGTTTAGCCCCATCTGCGCAGATCGCATTATGTCAGCGGAATTAGCATCTACAACTTGTTGCGTGTATGGATTTTGGTAGCTAGACAGGTCTGTATCCCCAACCGCCCCAGCTTGAACATTCATTGGCTGATACCCTCCAGCCGCAACTGTTCCTGCCATGCCGCCTTGCACAGCCTGCGCTGCTAATTGGTTCATGTTTGCAGACTGCGGGTTAGTCGTGGTTACAGCCTGCGGGTTAGCAGTCGTGTCTTGCGCTCTAATCTGTCCTCCCATAGCCATTATCGTTCCTCCTCTTCTGGAAATTCTGGGAATTGCGGATCAGGCCCCATCCCTCTGTAATCTGCTACAGGGTACTGTCTTAGGTTTTGCTCTAGCGACCCTAAGTTAGACATATACGGTCCGCCTTGGCTAGATGTTTGGCTAGACGCAAATGGATTGCGCGCATACTGTGCCCCGGTTCCACCAAACAGCGCATCATATCGCGCCTGCTGTTCTGGATTTCGTTGTGCCAGTTCTTGCTGAGCCTGCTCAAAAATAGGAAAGGCACTGTAGCCCATTATGCCGCCGCCGAAGTCCTGCGCTTCAGGCATACCCTGAAAAGGAGAGGAAGGGGTAGCAAAACCAAATGCGTTAGCCGCATCAATCTGGCTCTGAAAAGCCGCTTCTTGCATTGGATTAAACGCCGCAAGGTCTGGACCCATGTATGGCTGATAGCCAATCTGTTGGGCCGCCTCCGCACGCGCTAGGTTTCTGACAGTAGGCTCTCTTGCCCACTCTGGGATTTCTGCTTGTGTTGTTTGGCTTCCGCCTTTGCCGCCACTCATCTTATAGCTCCTTAGCTAATGTGGTGAACGACTCAGTCCACCCTTCGTTTTTTAGGACCCTAGACCAGCCTTTGCGGCCAGCTATCGACATTCCGTCACAGCCCTGCGCTTTTGCAAACTGAGCCGCTGAGTCATTCATATCTACAATCTGATCCATCTCGCCCCCGGCCAAAAATACATGAAATATTTTTTTCTTTGGGAACAGGATAATTTCTGTAACTGCACAGCCTTTTTCAGCAGGCCAAAACTGGTATCTCAGGGAGTGTATGCCTTCAACAATGTCGCTCCACTCATGTGTGCCTCCAGAATACTCTAGGGCGGCCTCAATCCAATCCTTACAGCGTTCTAGCTCTTCATTGATACTTGCGGCCATTATTTAATCCTGTGTCTTATATGGGCTGATTATACCATTATTGGCGTGATCGCGTGATACTGATTCTAGCCGCCTCAGACGCCGGAGCAAAGGCAGTTGCGGCAGAGGCATCGAGCCAAAGGTTAACGTCATCTACCGCGTAGTTAAACTGTATATAATCGCCTGCGTTCAGTTCTACTTGGTCTGTTACGGCAAGTAGGGAGAAGGCATTATTGTTATGCACTGTCAGGCGCTCAGAGTGGTCTACGTTGGTGCCATTTACAGATAGCCAGTAATACACTGTCTTGCTGGCCGCACTGCTACTCTTTATCTGTATGTGCCCAGTAATGCTGTAAACCCCTGCCTCAACAAAGTCTATTCGAGTGTTGTCAGATGCGTTAACAGAGATGCCACCATTAGTGCTGGTAGAGTTAAACGGTATCTGATACGCAGTATCGGCAGAGGTAGCAACTTGGCTAGTAGTGCAGGCTATCTCTCCATAACCGTCAGCTAGTACAATTTGCCGCCACTGGTTGTCTTTAGAGATAACCGGGTATCCTTCCCTATCCCATAGAATTATCCCGTCATCGACAGGGGAGTCCCCGGCAACATAGAAAACCAGTCTCGACTTAGTTCGCACCAAGTAATCATTCAGTCTGTCTGCCCACCGACGGACATCCAAGCCTCCTGCGGGTGGCGGCCTTTCAGCTAGACTCATCTTTTCGCTCCGGGGCTGACTTCTAAGCGCATAGCTCCAGCTCTCCAGTTGGTTGCCTCTTGGCCTTCTATTTTCATGCGAACCTGCCTCCCCTGAAATCTAACTGAGGTCGGATTGGATAAATCAAAAGGCCCATGCGTAGTTGCCGGTGCAGTAGGATATAGTCTAGTGGTAAAGTAAACGTCTGCGCTTTCCAATGATGTCACATCCGGAATAAGCCGCGTCACTTTCATTAAATCCTCCCCAGACGCTCCGATCATCAATGGACCAGTCTCGGCATAAGGCTTATCACTGTCGTAAGAAAACCCAGTTTCTTGATCGTATAGCTTTCCATCAATTCCAAACCATATTGGATTGCTGAATACGCCAACATCAAACCCAGCAGACCGGGCCATTTTCCCTACTGTCCAGATGTCTTCTCTGTAGTCATACGCAACATAGCTGTCATTGTCTTCAGCATCGGTGCCGGTAGAGTAGAACCACCAAATCTCGTTATGTTGCGCATTGTGGACGCCAAACACTTTACTGTTTTGCGACTTGTTTATATTGTCAAACACCTTGTCATGGACGGCGCACTGTAGCTCTCTTACGCCTGAGCCATCATACGCAAAGAAGCCGTTATTACCCATCCAGAAAGCCCCTTCGTGGATTCCTACAGCAGACATTCTAGATATGGCGCCACAGGAACCGCTTACTCTTTCAAAGCCGTAAACAAAGGGAGGGCCACTGTAAGTTGCAACGTGGGCATCCGTTGTTGTCAGAATCAGCGTCCGCCCTCGAACCTTTACTGCCTGCTGTATTTTTCCTGTTGTTGTTAGCTCGAAGTCACCGGCCTGATTAGTAGCTGTTGGCGTCCAGTCGGTGTTGTCTTCTCTATCGCACCACTGAACCTTTCTTGGGTTGTTGCCTGCCCCTAACGCAAATATAAATCGTTCTTCAGTTACGACAATTGCATCGTTGTTAACGGGGGCGTTAGCGAGGGCAGTTGGGAGAACGGATGTGTTCAGTTGCCACTCGTATATTTTCCCATCCTCAGACGAGCACGCAATCAGATACTCTCCAAAGTTGCCCATAGACCATGACGTAGCTTCCGCATAAAAAGAATCATTCGCCCTTTCTGTTCCATAGTCTTCTTCACCGAAATCCGCCCCACCGTAACCGGTGTTGGAGGCTTGACCAACAGTCCCTGTACTTAAGCCTACAGGCGTCAGAGACGTTTTAACGTTGTCCTGATATATGTGCGACAAAGAATTATATGTGCCAGCAACTATATGCCTGCCCCCATTGTTATCGGTCCAAACATGGCAACCTCTTGGGACAGCGCCAACGGTTTCAGTTCCGCGCTGTAACCATCCGCCAATTGGCCTAAGAGAGCCTTGATCCCAGCGTACTAGGCTTGCATCGAGCCATCTATTTTTGCTGTCTAGGTCTGTTCCGGTGCGATGAACGCCGGGCGGTATTTCTAATGTTATTAGCGCCATTTCTATTTTCTCATTTTCATTATCTTGTCAGCGCCCTTAATGCCAAAACTGGCAGACACTGCGATAAACAATAAATACTGATACCAATCTGGCAGATTATTTAATGCGGCAAATGCTTGCTCAACTCTATTTATTATCGTCATATCATCTACCACTATTGCATAACCAATAAAGAACAGGGGCAAGCTTAGTATCAGTGAAAAAAATTCATCTTTCCAGCTATTGGCAGAAGCATCAGCCATCTTGGCTTCGTGCTTCGCTTTAGCCTGATCAGCCTTGTTCTTTAGGAACCCACCTGCTAATTCTGCAATGGGGCCAAGTAGTAATTTAAGCATTAGTACATTTTCTCCACACAATACAGGCCAATAATAAGTACATACATACCTCTAGCGACCAGATCAAAACGATCAAACTTAGCAGAGCCGTCGTCGAGTCGTTTTTCTATACGCTCAAACTTTTCCTCGATAGCCTTCATTCTTACTGAGCATTCACGCTCGTGAGCTTCTAGCTTTAGAAGGGCTTCCTTAACCGTTGCCATTCATGGCTCCTAATATTAATGCGAATAAAAAATAAACAGCATAGCCAAGTACAGCTATCCCAGTGATTTGGATACTATTCCAAAAGAATGCCTTGCGCTTCCTAGCCTGTAGATACACAGTCTTCTCTCTCTGGTCTTTGATCTTGCGTCTGAGTGCCACCAGCTCTTTATAGCCCTCTGGACCATAGGTGTACATCAGCAGTTCTCTGAGTTCTGCTTCCTGTTGCTTGATCTTTTTTTCGTGCGCGTATATCTCCATTGCTTCCTGCTCAACACTTTTAGAAGCAATAATTCGTTTGAAGAGAGGCGGGTTTTCTGCCCTGCGCTTATGCTCATTGAGATCAGCAACGGCTCCGTACCACCGACCCAGCTGAGAGAGAGTATCTTCCACTCCCTTCCCAGCTTTAACCATGCGCTGTATAGTGCCAAACGCATTGGTCGCGATGCTAATCGCTGTTATCGGGTCGATCATTCAGGAGCCCTTCTATTCACTCAGATGCCGCACGAATGTCTTTAGCAATTCCTTCGACAGCAGTTGCAGACCCTTTGCCTATACCCTTAGCGGTATCGGTAACCATAGTCTGTGCTGAGTCTACAGTGCTAGTGACAATCTCTTGCGATCCATCAATAGCGCCGTTAAAGGTGTTACAGCCAGCTAGGGCCAATAAAACGATGGGAAATAAAATTTTCATTTGTTGCTCCAGTTATTGTAAGTCAGAATCTATTGATTCTTGGATAGTAAGTTTAGTTCTTGATTCGGTGGTTACCAAATCCATTGCCTCGCCATTATAAACAATAGGGCAACTAAAGTCGCCCGATCCCGAGTCGTGAGAATACGTTCCAGATATTCTAAGCTGGCCATCAGAGGGGGTGTCGTATGTTAGGGTAATAGCCATATCGTTACTCGTTTATTGTTACGTCAGACGTTCCAGAACCGTCCCATTGCGATGCAAAGTTTGTTAGATCCCCAGAAGAAAAATCATTAGAGAACCAGCGCCATTCTTTGCGCCCAGTAGACCCTGTCCCTGTGGAGAAAATAGTAGCGGAAGATTGAGTCAAATTTGCTGTGCCGCCCGTAATCTCAACGTCTACAGAGGTAAACCAATCGTCAGCAGGAACTGTGCCATCTGATGCGTTGTAAATAATAAACCAGAATGCAGAGGTAGAGTCATCATTTACGCCGCCGCTTCTATTGACCCTTCGGTAAGCATCACGGATAGGATGTGACTTACTCGCTACTGTTAGGCTTGTGGGGGATACGGAACCAACATCTGGATTACGCTCCTCACGGAAACCGTAGTAGGCGGCAGAAGTAAACAGATCACTGCCTTCAGTTACAGTAAACGACTGCCCGGCACCTGCTCCATACCACTCATTAAAAGACATCTCAACACCGTCAGCTTTTCCTATTAGCGCACGGATGTCAGCATCATTAATACTGGCTAGGGTTGCCGTAGTTCCGCCAGCCTCGACGTGTATCTCATTGAGACTTATTGTGCCACTAGCCGGTAAAGCCATTAGATTGTCCCGTAAGCCGTTACGTTACCTACTACAGTTAAGTTACCAGTTGTATCCAACTTGGCCTTAGACGTGCCGCCATAGCTTATAATAAGGTCATTACCTGAGACTGAGAACTGCCAGTCACTTGCTCCACCCTCAATGGTTGGGGTAGTAAGCGCAGGAGATGTTAGGGCTTTGTTCGTCAGGGTCTGTGCGCCAGTTAGAGTTGCAACAGTAGAGTCTATGTTCAGTGTGGCAGATCCGCTGGTAGCGCCACCTGATAGACCTGTGCCTGCAACCACAGCAGTGATATCACCGGTGTTGGTGGTGTACCCAGAATCGTTAGTCCACTGCGAGATGTTGCCTGATTTGTTGGTCAGGGTCGCTGTGCTAGAGGCTGTCAAATACGTTGATAGATCAGGCGGAGTATAAGTAAACACGCCATTAGTATTATTGTAAGCTAGGTTAGCTGTGCCAGCAGATGCAACTGTAACGGAAAGATCAGTTAAGGATATTCCGCCACCACCGCCAGACTGTGCAACCCAAGAGAATGACCCATCGCCATCAGACGCTAATACCTGACCAGACGTTCCGTCACCTGATACATTAAGCTGTGTCGCGCCAATGCCATTATCGGTTACATTAAGAGTTGCAGAGCCGCTAGTAGCACCACCTGACAGGGCAGTCCCAGCTACAACCGCAGTAATATCACCTGTGTTAGTTGTATAGCCAGCGCCATTAGTAAGCTCATTGTTGTTAGTGGGTATTGTAGGCTTGCCAGTTAGGTCAGCGTATGCCCCAGAGAAACTAGAGGTTCCATATCCTGAATCATTAGTCCACTGGGATATGTTGCCAGACTTATTTGTAAGGGTGGCAGTGCTACTCGCTGTCAGGTAAGCGGAGAGATTTGGTGGCGTGTAAGTAAATACGCCCGTGCCGCTGTTATACGCAAGATTAGCCGTGCCAACCGATCCAACGGTGACCGACAGATCTGTGAGCGCAATCCCTCCTGCACTGGACCAGTAAGCGTTAGCACCAGATCCCGCGCTAGTTAAAACCTGCCCAGACGTTCCTGTGCTATTTGTCAGCTCTATCTGCCCGGTAAGGTGGACATTTTGCAACTGGGTTCCGCCAGAAAGAAGGCTGTCCAGAGAATCCAAGTTGTTGTTTAGCTTGGTGCCCCACGTTCCGTCTGAGCCGTCAACCTCGGGCTTTACTAGGCTATACGTCGAAGTATTAGAGTCGGCCATTGTCTACTCCTATGCGCTTTCTAATGCAGAAATTCGCGCTTCAAGCTCTTGCACGGTTTTAACTAAAAGAGGCACAAGCTTAGCCTGATCTAATCCCTGTAGTTCCATCTTGGTGTGCTCTACACCGTCTTCATCTACATAAGTGTAGGTTGCGTCTTTTACTCCTGTAACAGCATCTGGAACAATAGCTTGCACCTCATGCGCGAGGAAGCCGTTAGTCCTTTCTTCGCTGGACGCCCACCTAAAGTTAACTGGGTTAAGCTGTAAAAGAGACGCGGTGGCGCCATCTATGTCTTGTACATCTTCCTTAACCCTGTAGTCTGACGTTGTTGCATATACCGTGGTTCCACCGCTCAGCGATATGGCGCCAGCAACATCTCCAGAACTCCTCTTAAATGTCTGCAAATAGATATTAGAACCCGCGTAAGCGGACCTTGCCTGAAACAAAGCGTTAGGCGCATTTACCGTTGGGTCTGACGAGGTACGAAACTCGGCGCTCTTGGCAGAATAGAGCGTGTTTCTTACGGTTGTGCTTGAGCTGCTGACTACTAAAGCTTCATCATATGCCGATAGGTTGTCGGGGTCCCCCATCTGGATAGAAAATAAACCACCAATTCCGCCAATCTTTGGAGCTAAAAGGCCATCAGTTGGGCGGTCTGACTCAAACGACATCATTGCGGCGGAATTTGCTGTAGTGCCTGCGTTTGCAACAACAAAAACAGGGTCCAAGTTTTCTGAATCTCCCTTTACCTGCACGTTACCGCTACCAGCTATGTTAAGTAAGCTGTTTGTGCCATCATGGAAAATCTCAAGATCTGTTCCAGAGCCAAATGTAGCCTTAACATCATCGTTAAATTGAGCGCCACCAGCAGGGGTAAGCAAGCCTGATGCAGACAGGGTCGTGAAGGCTCCGGTTGATGTCGCGTTTTCACCAACGGCAGTACCATCAATAGATCCGCTGTCAATGTCAATTCCGGTAAGAGGCAATGGCGTAGAGCCGCCAAGCAAATTGTCCAGCTTTGCCCAATTATCGTTTAAGTAACCACCCCAAAGATTGGTATCAGCGCCTACGGCTGGCTTGTTAAAAGTGTAATTAGTCGTTGTTGTTGCCATCTTAAAATTCCTAAATTTTAGTTTGCGTTAACCCAGCTTGCAGTGCCAAGCGGTTTATCAGTCCAAATTGCAGACCCTAATGTTGCATCTATCCATGTTGCCGGGCTAAGAGGTACGCCTGCCCATATATCAACAAAATTAGCCGAGGTGCTAGAAGTTTGCGTGCTGACAGTTTCCAGCAATATAGCTTCAATTAAGTCAGCGGACGTTGAACTAACCGTTGTGCTTACAGTTGCGTCAGCAGGGAATACCGCAGTCGCATACTTGTAATAGTTATACTTGTATTGGCTATACAGCATATTAGGACAACGTCACGTCTATTGCACTAACCGCGAATGCCGCAACCTCTCCAGCGTCTATAGTCCTGCTCGTTGTAAGCGCAGAGGAGTTAATCATATTGCCACCAGACAGGCTGTCCCAAATACCAGCGTGAGTTATTGTTCCGTAACTTGCCTGCGCGTTAAAAACAACACTGTCTGCGTTAGATGCCGTTCCACCAGCAACCGTGAACCCAGTAGATTGCCGCTGGTAACCCTCCGCTGTAACCTCATTCCCTCCAGAAGTAGGATCTGCGGTATGCAATGAAATGTACAAAGTTCCTGCCGGGCTAATAGTGTCACCTTTAAAAAAGTGCCTCATAACCCTGCTTTCTAAATATGGAGTGAAGCTCATTAGTGAACCCCGTAATAGTATTGATTGCGAGAGCGCCCGGTGTCTAACCCTTTAACCCTCATGGATAAGCCAGATCCGCTGTATTTTGCCTTCTCTGACTCTTCGTTCAACTTTAATACCGATGTAGCGTACATTTGCGCCCATACAGCAACTCTAGCGTCATCGCCCAAGTAAGGAGATGCCGCAACCAAAGCCCCGTACAGATACACGTCTGGTGCGTTTAAAAGCAACCAGTTAGTTGCGTTTGATCCACTTAACTCTGGAAGCTTTTGGAAATAAATCAGCTCTACATCAACTGATGAGCCTGGGGATGGCCACACCTCAAACTGGGTCTCAACATGCCGATAATATCTTGGCTCACCCGCTACGTTCTCTCCGCTAGCTCTACGCTCATCCATTGCCATGCCGCTTAGGTACTGCAAAGGCATAGTGCCAGAGCCAGTAGATTTTAGGCGTATAGTCTCTACCCAGTCATCCGGTCTGGCAAGATATTGCGTGGTCATTGTAGAGGTTGCTCGATTCTCCATCCGCCAGTGGCGTACATCACGATTGATCTGAGACTCAGCAAGCGCGATAAACGTAGGAACGATTGCCGTTAGTTGTTCATTGCTTAACCAATCAGAAACTGCCGCCTTTAGTCCAGCATAAGTAGTTAGCCCGGTGGCAGTGTCTGGTGTTCTTATCCCTTCAACAGACTTTTCATACAAAGAAGCCCACAAAGGTATCCGAGAATCATCTTTGAGATAAGCCTCTGCTTCTACAAGCGAACCATACAAATAGGCGTCAGGGTAAGATGTCAAAAAATCGTTAGTAGAAACTGAATCAGAAAGCCCGATTATTCCCTTAAACTTTCTCTTTAGCTTAGATTCTGCTAGTTCAATAAAAGACGGTATTGAATCGTCGATATCTGGGCGATCCAGCCAATCACTGATTGCCGATTTTAACCCTCCGTAGTTAGAAAGATCCGAGCTTGTGTCTGGTATTCGTATTCCAGCCACCGCTTGATCGTACAATCCTGCCCACAAAGGAATGCGAACGTCATCCTTCAGGTATCCTTCAGCCTCCACCAGAGAGCCATAAAGATAGGCATCTGGGTAAGAGGTTAGAAAACTGTTGCTGGTGTTAGAATCAGAAAGCGCGGTTATCCCTTTGAACTTTCTTTTGAGCTTAGATTCTGCCAATTCAATGAAAGCAGGTATTGAGCTATCAATATCTGGCCGGTCAAGCCAGTCACTGATTGCCGCTTTCAATCCCGCATAATTAGAAAGATTTGCGTTTGTGTCAGGAATCCGAATCTCGGCAACAGACTGGTCATACAGAGCAGACCAAACGGGAATGCGAACATCATCTTTTAGGTATGCTTCAGCTTCTATTAGGGAGCCGTATAAATAGGCATCCGGATAAGACGTTAAAAAATCGTTGCTGGTGTTGGAATCAGAAAGTGTAGAGATTCCCCTAAATTTCCTTTTGAGCCTAGACTCTGCCAGCTCGATAAAGGAAGGTATTGAGTTATCAATATCTGGACGATCTAGCCAATCACTGATTGTAGATTTCAACCCTACGTAGTTAGAAAGATCTGAGTTCGTGTCGGGTATTCGGATTTCAGCTACTGCTTTATCGTACAAGCTTGCCCACAGAGGAATACGGGCATCATCTTTAAGGTATGCCTCCGCTTCCACGAGAGAGCCATACAGATAAGCATCCGGATAAGACGTCAAAAAACTGTTACTGGTGTTTGAGTCAGAAAGTGTAGAGATTCCTTTGAACTTTCTTTTTAATTTAGACTCTGCAAGCTCAATGAAGGAAGGTACTGCACCATCAATGTCTGGTCTATCTAGCCAATCGCTTATTGCCGCTTTCAATCCTGAATAATTAGAAAGGTTTGCGTTCGTGTCGGGTATTCGGATCTCGGCAACAGACTTGTCGTACAAAGCGGCCCACAAGGGCATACGGGCATCATCTTTAAGATAAGCCTCCGCTTCTACAAGAGATCCATACAGATAGGCATCCGGATAAGACGCTAGAAAATCGTTGCTAGTGTTTGAGTCAGAAAGATCGGTTATTCCTTTAAACTTTCGTTTAAGCTTGGACTCCGCCAGCTCGATGAAAGCAGGTACTGAATTATCAATATCCGGTCTATCCAACCAGTCGCTTATTGCGGCTTTTAATCCTGCATAATTAGACAGGTTTGAGCTGGTGTCGGGAATGCGAATCTCGGCTACTGCTCGCTCATATAAGCCAGCCCATAACGGAATACGAACATCATCCTTGAGATATGACTCAGCCTCTACGAGCGCCCCGTACAAGTAAGCATCCGGGTAAGAGGTTAGAAAATAGTTTGTAGTGTTTGAATCGGTGAGCGTGGTTATTCCTTTAAACCTTCTCTTGAGCTTGGATTCTGCCAACTCAATAAAAGATGGAACTGAACCATCAATGTCCGGTCTGTCTAGCCAATCACTAATTGTAGCTTGCAGTCCTGCGTAATCAGACAAATCTGAGTTTGTGTCAGGTATTCGGACCTCGGCAACTGAGCTGTCATACATACTAGCCCACAAGGGAATACGAGCATCGTCTTTAAGATATGCCTCGGCCTCTATTAACGAGCTGTATAAATAAACATCAGGGTACGATGTCAAAAAGCTATTGGTGGGGCTTGTAGAAGAGAGTTCAGTTATCCCTTTGAACTTTCGTTTAAGCTTGGATTCTGCTAACTCGATAAAAGATGGTATAGAAATATCGATATCTGGTCTATCTAGCCAGTCGCTTATTGTGGCTTGCAGTCCTGAGTAATTAGACAAATCCGAGTTTGTGTCAGGGATGCGAACACTAGCCACCGAGCTGTCATACATGCTAGCCCATAATGGAATGCGCACATCGTCCTTAAGATACGCTTCAGCCTCTACAAGTGACCCGTACAAATACACGTCAGGATAGGACGTTAGAAAGCTGTTTACAGTGTTTGTAGAAGAGAGGCTAGTTATTCCTTTGAACTTTCTTTTGAGCTTAGACTCTGCAAGATTAATAAACGAAGGTATGGAAACATCAATGTCCGCTCTATCTAGCCAGTCGCTGATTGCGGCCTGCAAGCCTGCGTAATCAGACAGATTTGCGTTTGTATCAGGGATGCGGACACTAGCGATTGAGCTGTCGTACATACCAGCCCATAACGGAATACGAGCGTCATCTTTAAGATATGACTCGGCCTCTATGAGTGCGCCGTACAAATAAACATCAGGGTACGATGTTAGAAAGCTGTTTACAGTGTTTGCGGAGGAAAGATTTGTTATTCCCTTAAACTTTCTTTTGAGCTTAGATTCTGCGAGATTAATGAACGAGGGTATGGAACCGTCAATGTCGGGGCGGTCCAACCAATCACTAACTGCGGCCTGTAATCCTGAGTAGCTAGAAAGGTTTGAGTTTGTATCAGGAATGCGGATTTCAGCTACTGCGCGATCATATAGACCCGTCCATAGCTGTACGCGCTCATCTGCCCCCAGAAACGGCTCTGCTTCCATTAGAGAGCCGTATATGTAGGCGTCCTGATATTTTAGAAAGAATGGCGTTGTCGGATTTGCTGAGCTAATTGTTCCAACATCACGGAACCTTTTAGCCAAGCGTTTTTGCGCCAAATCGATAAAATCTGATATCTGGTTTGTTAGATCATCCCTGTTCAGGTAGTCAGCAACCGTTGCCTTCAGATCCGAGTAATTGTTAAGTGCCATAGTATCTCCAGTCAATGCCCGATTTTAACATTTTTTTCATCCCAGCGCTGTAAATGTATCAGTGATTAAATAGGTCCTAACAAACTGCCTATCAACCGCGCCTCTTCTATCGCCTTACGATCTCTCTCATCCATGAAGTTGTAATCCAATAGACCGCCCAACGAGTCCCTTAAAGGTGTGCTTTCTGACATTCTCCCGGTGTATCTGGAGCTAGGTATTTGCGACAAAAAGTCGATTGTGTCAACCGCGCTATTAAAGGCTCCCATACCCATCTCCGCAATACTCGGCAAAAACTGAGAGCGTCGATAAGCGGCCAGCTCTGGCGACACCTTGCCCCACGAAGCTGACCCCATCTCACGAAGCCTGTCTTCTTCTCGCATAAGACCTTCAAACCGGCTCCTTTCCGATGCTCTGACATCTGGTTTCCTATAAGAATTATATCGGTCATCAACCACATTCTCGAAACTTGTAACTGGATCGTCTTCCGGGCGGAATATCTGGTTCGACGATGGCACTGACTCAGTCTCAAATGGCGCTACTGAGCGCAATCCACTAGGGCTCATGGCCCTGTCGCGTAACTCGACGTTGCGTGCTTCTACCTCTCCTGTGGAGGCGAGATACATATTAAAAGGATTTTCAGTGCCCGCTTTTGCGCTTTCCTCTCTAAACCGATCAGCCTTCATCTTAGCTAGGCGTAGCTTGTCGCGCATCTCTCTATCTTTTCCACTTAAAGTAGAGAACCCGTATTCATCTTTTTCAAGATATGCCTCATCCAGCTTTTCTAACTTTTTCTCAAGACTTTCAGTCCAACGGTCAGAATAAAACTTGTCCCGCTCAAACTGTGTAGCGTTAGCGCCTTCTGCAAAATTCTCCCTTTTCTGGATAACGTGCTGTAACTCATGCAGGATTGTTGCACGCTGTTCTTGCGGAGAGCTAAGAGCGCTGACAGTGATTGTTGAACCATCGAAGTATCCTTCCCCCGGTGGCAACTCGCTGTCGAAAACTACTCGGGTTTTTCCAAGTTTGCCAACACTTCTAAAGCCATCCCTAGATTCGGCATCAGCAAAATCAGCTTGGCCGAGATTAAATCCTGAACCTGCATCTTGTACGTCGACATCATATTGCGATAACAACTCAGGATCATCAACAACCTCATCAAGCCTCTTTACGACTTTCGTTTCATCCGTCTTGGCAAAATCCACATCTGGCAAATTTATTTTTGTGTTAGTGTTTGGTAGCTCTGTGCGCCACTTGCCATCTTGCGCCCCTTTATACCAACCAGTCTTTTCGACAATCTCTTTTGGTGACAATCCCTCTGCTTCCATTTTTGTTGCCATGCCTTTTAAGTCTGCACGGCTTGCACCAAGTTTTGAGAACACCCCTACAATGCTTGCGTCACTCTCTTCGCTCATTCCTGCACCGAGCAGTCCTGCCATAGCGACTGGGGCGGCCTGACGTATTGTTATGTTGTCATACACTGGATGCTTTTTGCCTCGCATCTCGATCTCGCCAACCTTCTCACCTAGGTTTACGTGGCCCTTTCTTGTGGGCTTGAGTCTAGGCTCACTGGCTTCATTAGGATACCTAGCCAGCTCCACACCTTCAGGGAAATCAGTGTTTAACGTGTAGTAGTGGTCCTTTCCGTCATTGACAGAGACAATTGGGAAGCCGCCATCTGGGTCTGGATCATAACCTTCAGGAGCCTGAGTCCATTTCCAGCCTGTCTTTTTCTTTGCTAGATTTGTTTTAATTTTTCGCCCGGTTCCTTTTGCGTCAGGGATGTTTGTAGCTTGCGTAGGCGCTACCTGAAACTTTGGCTTTCCATCAGGGCCAACGCCTAGCTGTGCGCTCTCCGGGTATTCCCCGGTAATGTCTTTTGGCCCATCAGGTCCCATCTCTAAGTATCTGCCTCCGGGGGTCTGCCCGAACGACTCTAGAAATGGCTTGTATGCCTTATCATCAGGGTCAAACATTCTCTGAGGTGCAGGGAATACGTTGCGCAGTAATCCAGCAGGACCAGCGTCAGCATCTTCACTTCCAAGCAGAGACGCGCCAGCAACGCCAGCGGTCACAATTCCGGGTAAAAGCCCGCTATTAACCTTAAAGCCTTCGTCACTCAGCCTGCGCAATAGTGGCTCATCAATCAAGCCGCCATAGTAGCCAACTTCCATAGCCCTTCTTGGCGCGTCTTTTGTAGACAGGTAGTCTGGGCCTTGAGGTCCGGAATCAAAGCTACCGTCCTTCTTTCTTGCTCTAGCAAATCTCTGAGGATTGAGGTCTATCGCGGTGACGTCAGTGTCAAGAGTTCCAGAATATTCGCCAGCTAAGCCAGAAGGGTAGGTTGGGTTGCCGCCACCCTCGAGAACACCACGTTGCAAATCTATTTCGCCGACATTTTGAAACCCGCTAACAGGAGACAGCAACTGCGACTGGTCAGAAACTGCTAGTCTGGCCTGAGTCTGCGAGATGCCGCCCTGATTGCGGAAATTTTTGTCCATCATGTTCATAGCTTGCTTGCGTTGCTTGTCAGGCAAAGCTCCGTATTGCGCCAAGCTTTTAGGGTCATCTACCCCAGCCCAGTCTGGCACAAATAGTTTCATCTCAGAATCTAGTTGCTTCTTGACGCCTTTAGGCATATTAGCTGACGCCCATGAAAGCATAGTTTGCCCAGTCATATGAGCAAAGTCACCGCCACTTGGGGACATTCGCCAAGGCATAAAGACAGGAGATGAGCCGTATTGATCTTTTATTTCAGACGCGGCTTTTACCATATTAGGAACAACGCCTGCACCAGAAGCCCACAGCTCACCAGTGTCATCACGCATATAGTCTTGGCCGCCAGTTAAGCGGATAGGGTGAGCGATAGGTTGGTTGCCAATACCCTCAAGTATACCGCCAGCGGCAGTTCTGTCAGACATTGTTGTAAGGTATGGCCTACCCTCTAGGTCTTGTAGAGCAATGCGCTCTTGAGGGATCATAGTGCCTGTGTCGATTACATTAGGACGGTATTCGGGAGCATCCTTAACCCGGACAGTTCCGGCTGGATAGAATCTAGGATCAAACTCTTCCCTATCATATTTAGGGTTTTTTAGGATTTCAGTAACAAAGTCTATGATACCTTTGATTCTTCTCGACATACCGCTCATCTCAATATTGTTTAAAGATGGCCGATTATATCACGTTTTAAACGATTCCCTGAAGGTTCCTACGGATTGGAGCGTCCCAGTTAGACGTAGCCCTGTAGCCTATCGCCAAGTACCTTAAAGCGTCCGCACAGTGGCTTGTCCAGTCATGCAAAGGCCGCCCCCTCCAAGTCATTCCCTTGTCATCATAATCACGCCTGTACTGTCTCAGCGCATCTACACCGCGCTCGCATTTAGTCTCATCAAACCAACACCGGGGAATCAATGACCGCACAGCTTGAATGCCATCATCAACATTTAGTTGCGGCGCTATTGTCACCGGGCGCACCCCCAGAGCGTCTAGAGTTTCAAGCCGAGACTTTCCTGTGCCAAGCTCTCGTACCCTCACATCGTGCGGCAGAATGTGGTTCTCGTATATGTAGCCCTTTTCGTTCAATATTCGAGCATAATGGTCCAGACCTACACCACTGCATTCATAATAGTCTATAAGGCGCACCTCAGCCCCTACAAACTGCGCAAACCATATAGAGGTAGAATCACCTACCCCAAGATCCCAAGCCGTTACAACGCCAACAGAGCGGTCGTATGGCACATTGGTAATTCTAGCCTGCGACGTAGCCTCACGCATCTCTACGGCATAATACGCACCGTCAGCGTGAACCAGCATCTGACCTTCCCAGATGTGATCATAAAGGTCTGGTCGGTTCTTTTTATCCTCTAACCGCTCAGTCTCTAACACTTCTGGGAAAAATGGATTGTCGCGCCAGTTGATCTCAGATATTCGCATGGACTCGGGCGGGCTTAATCTAAACCGCCTATGCGTTGCAGAGTGCTTTGTCTCAGGGTTCCATGTGACCCAGATCTCAGAGTCCTCTTCTCGCACAGTAGGTATGAGCTTCTGCCAAGCGGTATCAGATACTCCCTCGGCCTCATCAACCCAGCACAAGATAATTCTAGCTTTTGATTTAATGCTGTCTAGGTTTCTGCGTAGCCCGGCGAACACATAGCTAATGTTGCCGTCCTTGGACCTGATGTACTTCTCGCCCATCTCGTAATAGGCGGCAAGCCAAGGGACACTGCGTATGGCAGACTTGACCTCCTCCAGAGAGGATTCATCCAGAGAGTTTAGGTGTTCTCGAGCACAGAGGATCTGGCCCTGCTTGCCTTCCATCCCCCACTGGTAACCACGGACCGCAGTCATCAACGCAAACGATCTAGTCTTGGCGGACCCTCGGCCACCGTAGGCGCACCTGTACCGAGCCTCTCCACTGAAAAGGTCTACGATCTTAGGTGGCAGGGATATCTCAGCTTGGGTCATCGGATAGGGGCTCAGCTACAAGTTTGATAACGGTAGGCTTGAACGACTCGTCCGAGGACGTGTGATCAATTTGCTGTTTGTCTCCATACTTGCGCGGTGACATTCTAGCTACCTTCCACTTGCGTGAATCTATCCTAAGTTTTGCTCGGTTGATTTGATTAGAGTCAGACTCATCGCCCAGCTCATCAGCGATATCTACGATCTCATCAAAATAGTAATCAGCCTGAAAGTCTCTAGCCCTCGCGTACTGTTCCGAAAACTCTTTCTTGTCAGGGTCTGTTACCCACTTCATCAACGTACTTATCACAGGCATAGAGTCATCACGGCAGATCTGTCGGGCGCTTTCACCCAGTGCTAATCTGCGGCAGATGGTGCTCGAAAGCTCATCAGTAAATATTGTTGGTCTCATTCTTCACATATACAAGGGCTCTGAAAACATCTACAGGCCCTTTCCAGTCGTTGTCTACATAGGTGTATCACATCATCAAGCAGTAGCTGGTCGCGATCATAGAGCGCCTGAGCTAGTTCTTGCACAAGTTCTAGGTCCGCGTCGCTAAGGTCACTGCCAATGATAAATTTGCTCATGGCTGGATTATACCACTATTGGTCATCTTGTATCTGCTCTGACCAACTAACTTCAATTGGAGCCCCTAGGTGGCAGGCAGGGCAAAGTCCATATGCTGTGTCCTGCTCTTTACTTAGCCAATACTCTAGGCCGGTCCCGCAATCATCACAAAATACTCTGGTCAAGGTCATGCCTGACGTTGGCTTTTCCTGTTTTTTTAACCAGCGGATGTTGTCCATTAGTCGTGTACCTCATCTTCATCCATATAGGTCCTAGCTAGGTAGTCTAAGCTAATCGGCATCTCATCAAACTCACCGTCCTTCACCTCGTTGAGCATCCAGATACCACGCCAGCTATTGTTGGTCTGATAGTTGAGGTAATCTTCTGCGTGCGTGTAAAAGATCCCTGCGAATATCCCGGTCAATCTCTTACCATCAGCCCTCTTGTTGAACGCTATGGCCCGGTCTTGAACGTGGCCCATCACCGTGGACATATGAAGCTTCTTGAGCATTAGATCAGGGCTCGACACAGGGCGCCCCATCACGCCTGAGCAGTGGTAGTGTGCGTAGCAGACGCCATCAATCACCACGGGCTTCAGGAAGTCATAAACCTCCCAGCCCATCTCCTTGAGCATCAAGTCATCATAGCTCATCAGGCCCTCTAGCTTAACGTCAGCATCAAGAGCCCGCTCGATACGGTACTCATGGTTGCCAATGGTAAACACCAGCCTAGGGTTCCACTGCTTCTTCTTGTCGTTCTTGAGCTTGGCCTGCTCCTCCCTAATAGGGTCTAGGAAGGCTCTCATTGCGCTTATACCGGCGTTGACGTCCTCGACATACCTACGCCCCTCGAAAGACTTACTGCCCTTAGCGTCGTGCTGAGACAGCGAGGGGAAGTCCCAGTGGTCTCCAATGTGGACAATGACATCTGGTTTTGTTTTGACGGCATACAGTCCTGCCCAGCGGAGATGTTCCCAAGACTGACCCGGTTTTGTTTGGGTGTCAGGGATAACCATATGGCGAGGCAATGGCTTGCCTTTTCTGCGTTTGAATAAATCTTTGAGGTAATCGAACATAGGGGGTAGCCCTCCGTGGCTATATTGTACACAAGTTGATCACTAGCGCAATGGGGCTGTATCTGCTTCCAATATGGCTTCGATAGCCAGCTTTTGTTGCGGAGTTACCCAGACGTGTAGCTCGGTCATGCCCTCGTTATTTCTGCGCTCTCGCATCTCTCGCATTATCTGAGCCTTTGGCTTCGGACCGCTGTCGGGTGCTTTGTTAAACACTGCGTCAAAGTTTTTGTCAAAAGCCTTTTTGTCCGGCATTGGTCTTGGCGCTGATCCCTTACCCATTTTGCACCTCCATAAAATACTCGCTGACGATACAGTCTTCGCCGTACCTATTTTTCACTTTTATCCTTGAGCTAAGAATAACCTCGCCATCCCGCTTCAGCTCAAAAATCCTAGCGGCCACCTGAGTGATGCCAAGCTCATTAAAAGCGTTAAGACAGGTCAGTTTTTTCCCTTTTTGCAAATAATCCAGCACTCGTTGTGATTGCGTCATTACAGGTCTCCTCCGTAGTTGTGTTCCAGCCCCATCTCATCGAGGATAACGCCCTCAATGCGATCTTCAAGCCATAGGTACAGATCGTTGCGGTAACACTCAGCAAAAGAAAGATGGCGATCACCATTAAAAGCACCAATAAGGCTATCACTTTCAAAGTCACCTGTAGCTTCGCTGAAATAAAATACATCCTTATTACCTCTCTCGGCTATCTGATGCTTCTCCGAATAGTCCTGCCTGATCTGAATCATTAGCTCCGCAAACTGCTGATCAGTCCCGTCTCGGTAAAGAACATTGAGCAACTCCAGAGAGCGCTCATAAGCGCATTCCGGGAAGCAATCATCGAGCCACGTTTTATGCGTAGCGAGCCAAGTATACACTGCATGGTCTAAGACCGCTTCAGGCAAAGACGCTAGGCAGTGATCCCAGTCGCTAGGAATGTGCCATGTAATAATTTCATGAAAAGTAGTGTTTTTCATTTTGTTCCCCTTATATATTTTGAGCCTTTTAAAAGGTTGTCTTTAGCCCACAAAGGCTGAAGATTTGATGGGTGGTTAATTACGTCAAAATCATCTATGCCATTATCTAAAAAATCTTTTATCGGCCTGATATGATCAATATGCCAATCCTTCCTATTTTCCCACGACATACCATCACAAAATAAAGATTCTATTCTATTTACGATGATGGGATTCTTCTTTATTAGAAGTAACCTAAGATGCGCTCTTATCCTGTTAGATACGCGACTCCTGCTGACATCTCTCTTGCCGTAAAAGCAAATCTGGCATTGCAAAAACCTTTTCTTTGGGCCTACGCCTTCAACGCATTCGCACCCATCTTCTTGAATAACCCCGTCGCCTAAATAGAAGTTTCCACTGCCGAAACACATAATACATCGGCTACTAGGGCGGTAATCATCAAAATCTAAAACAGAAAGCATTTTCTGCCCACAACATATATCCATCTTGTTCCCCTTACCTATCTCGTTAGTGAGGTTACATGATAACCCAGGTAACAGTTACCAGGCAACCCCTTTAGGTTAAACAGCAAGTTGCTCAGAAACCTTGTTGTAGATCCCTTCGCAGAAAGAGTTGGCCACCAGATCGCTAATCAAGATCATTGGGTTGCCCTCAGAACCGTTGGCGTAGATCAGGTAGAACCATCCGAGTTCGTTGCCATCCTTGTCGAAGGGAATGACAATATCTTCACCAGTGCTCGACATGGCCTCAAGGATCTCGATGAAGTCTGCAGACTGCTCAAGGCAATAATCCTCACCGTCATTGATAGTCACCGTACACTCTGCGGCCAACAGCTCAGAGATCAAGCAGTGCGCTGCAAGGCGGTCATCCGTGTTGCAATACTCTGGTAGCCGCGCGTTAAAACCCATAAATATCTTTTCCATTTTACTTCCCCTTATATGCCCCCCGTAGGGGGCGGTTAGATTATTTGGCTTTTACGTTAGATGGTGCGTACAGCCCTTCAAGGCTTCGGACTTCGTTGTAAACGCGCACTCTTTTTGCGGTTAACCCAGTAACAATTCCAGTCACCCAGCAATCATTGCCAGCGCACTTTACCCAAACTTCTTGATTGATTTGATATTCCATTTTGTTGCCCTTTGTTTAGTTAGTGTTTCTCGTCTTGATGGGGCCATTATACATTAGTAACTGTTACTGTCTAATAACCATTTTGCATATGCTTATAACTTTTTGGAATAACCAGGGAATCACTCCCCTACTTTTCCGGGGCAAAAAAAAGACCCCGCGAACGCGAGGCCAAAGGGGAAATACAGTTTCAAAACGATAAAAAAAGTTATATTGCCGGAGGATTCCGACAACACCGTTAGTCTACCAAAAAGGTGGGATTAAGCAACACCAACTGCTCCTCATCTGGCGGTATCATTTTGTCAGCTACCCTGCCCTGAGCAATCTCCCAGATATCTTGTAGTTCAGCATGAGCCGTACCCGGACTGGCGCCGTGCAAAATTACAGAATCACAGATACCGGCTGTCCGTGCCCATAAATCATCGAACCCGTGGTTTTCGCATAACATTAGTGTTTCAGTTGCAGTATTCATCCTAGCCTCTCTTTTTGCTCTTTAATTTGCTCTTTGAAATAAGCTAACAGATCTCGATAATCTGCCGCGTACATTTTTTTGACCTTGCGCTTGTCCCGGTGCATCTGGTCAACAAAGTCCCGCCCAAAGTAGTCAATCATCCACAGCGTGTATTCACTCTCGGCAGATCCGTAGCGCATACCAAACCCGTTACAGCCCTTGCACTGTGGCCACACATTGCACTCCTCTAAGCTCCAATAGCTGGAGCTCCCTTTAGGTATAAAGTGCCCCCCGTCGCATTCCTTCCAGTGGACTTTCTTGCGGCAGGATACGCAAGTACAGAACCCATCGTCATCAGCGCCCTTCATTCGTGCCAGTTTTTGTATGGCCTCGAGGCACTGCGCCCTTAACGTCTTAGGCATTAGCCTTTCCTTTTTTGCCAATAGGGGTTTGGACGTGCGGGAATACAACACAGACCCTGCCAGATGTTTTTTCTATTAGCGCCCTGTTTATCACGTCGTAAACCTGACTCACCTCAGTCCTGCTAAGCTTAGATGTTTTGCCCTCAGTATCAGGGAAAAGCTTGTTCTGCACTGTCCGCCACAAATCCTTCACCATGCTCTGGGTCCAATCTATCTCGATAGACTCTTTCAAAATAGCGCTGTCTAGAAAAGCCGGGAATCCTTTGTCGTTCAACTCGTCAGCAACCATGCGGCAGTACAAATGTATCGAGTTGTTTTGCGTTGCGGTTCTTTGCCTACCTGTGCGCCAACCGTAGGTAACCCAACCGCTAGTCTCGTGCAACTTTGTAACGTGAGCAATAAAGTTGCCGAGTGTTCGATCACTGTTCACAAGCCATTTTTGACCATTCATGCGCTTCCCCTTTTAAAGCGTGGCACTAAGCCACTTTTGTGATAATTTTTGAGCGTTGTCTTCGAGCCTTGGTCGATTTAGCACCTTCAACCTCGCTTCTTTACAATACCCTTTCCATTTTTTTATGTCTTCGCTCTGCTCGTAATATTCTGCAACAGATAGAAGATGCTTGGGCTCACAATAGTCTTTGCCATATAAGCGGCCCTTCAGGGTGTCTGCAATCACTCCGCCTTTTGGGCAATACTGCAAAGTCCAGTTAGACAACTCCCTAACTGAATAGCTTTCGCCATCTATGAAGTAGGGATGCTTTCCCTTGAAAACTCTTTTTGTTGGATGATATTTAGATGCCACAACTACTCTCCTTAACTAATTTAAAATTGTTGCGCCCTGATTTGCTAACCTTCATAAGCCCAACTCCTATCACTTAGTGATTCTGCGATATTCCTATTCTTGATTGATCCAGCATTCTTGGCAGGTACTTTTTTGTTTTGATCTCGCTTTACCCAAGTAGCCAAAGCCGCTTTCCAGCTTTTCATTTTGACCTTGTTAAGCATCCAGCCTCTAGCCTCGTAGTAGTTAACAAAATGCTCAGCATCAATGCTGTATTGCTTCTCGTTACAATACACCTGCACATCAAACACAGTGGGCGGCGCAAAGCGCTTATTACTTGTATTATTATTTGTATTATTAGCTTGTACTATTCCCTTAGAAGTTTTTTTCGTGGGGGTATGGAAATTTTCTTCTACCCCCTCTAGAAGATTTTTTCTAGGGGTATGCAGAATTTCTTCTATAGGTCTAGCGGAAGCAATTGTAATGTGCCTTGCCTGCACCTGCTTGCTACCCTCCCGGAGAATCATCTGAACGTCAATGTGCCCAGCCTCCTTGAGCTTGCTAACCCAAGAGCTGATGGTCCTGTCACCCACCTCATACAGCTCGCTGAAGTATGCGTTAGTTGCCCAGCAGTAGCCCTCTTGATTGCAGAGCGCTGTGAGCTCGCCATACAACATCCTAGCGCCCATCGGCAGGGACTTGTTGTACCTAACGTCAGCAGGAACGATGGCGTAAAATCCGGGCTTAGTCATGAAGCTCACCATAAGAAATCAGTTCACTTAACCTAATGTCCAGAGCATCCGCAATCTTAACAAGCGTGCCAACCGTTGGGTTGCTACCACTTTTAGCCTTGAGATTAGAAAGGCTTGGACTGCTCAACCCGGTCGTGTGCGCAAGATCAATTTGATCTACCCCATGCAACGCCAGCGCGACGCTTATTGCTTTTCTAGTGCTGTATTTCATATTGATACCTGAGTTAATTTAATATTTTTGGAGTGTACCGGATCTTACCTGGCGGTGCAATATATTTGTTTTTAATGCAAATAGTTTTAGGTGCTTGCAATATGTTGTCAGGGGTGTATACTGGGCTGACTAACTAAGGGGAACCATTATGAAATTAGATGTTTTCGATGATTATGCCAAGGGCGAGTATGACTGCCTGCGAGATCACGACCCGCTAGAAAACCAGACTGAAGAATACTACAACGGCTTTGCTGATCAGTACGCGGCAGAGCAAATTGCAACGCACAAATCTGATATAGGGGTAACACTATGAAAAATTGGGATGAAATTAGGGAGGAGCTTAAAGCTCCTTTCGCCACTAACGTACTTAAATTTAGAGCCGGTGTTGGTGGTAAGCAGTTGGCGTACATCGATGCGCGTGCTGTTATGAAGCGTCTTGATGACGTTGTTGGTATCGAAAATTGGCAGTGTAACTATGAAGATCTAAGTGGCCGGGTTATATGCAGGCTTTCTATCCGTGTTGACGGAGAGTGGATCACAAAGTGTGATGGCGCCGGGGACACCAAGATTGAGGGAGAGAAGGGCGGTATTTCAGACGCTCTTAAACGCGCCGCAGTATTATTTGGTGTAGGGCGTTACCTCTACTACTTGCCCGCAGGGACCACCATCAACAACTTGCCAGCATGGGCGGTGCCAAAATGAAATACACTGCTGAAGCTGGACATTGGTACACCAGAGCCGGTGAACCTGCATATACCTACGAGAATGATTCCGGGGAAACCAAAAAAACCACACTTAGGGAGGCCAGAAAGCTTGATCTGGTCCCCTCGGTAACATCTATTCTGGGCATTGCGGATAAGCCTGCCTTAACGCACTGGAAAATATTGCAGGCTATTCAGGCTACTAAAGACATTAGGCGCTCGGACTACGAAGATGAGGGAAGCCATTTAAAGGCTGTTTTAAGGGAGTCTAAGCGCGTTGGCCGTGAGGCGGCAGAACGGGGTACAGAAATCCACGGAATGATTGAGAAGGGCTTTAAGGGCGGTTTTGAGGGTCCTGCGTACCTTGCTGTGCGGTCCGTGCTTGATCTTGTGTTTCCGGACGAGTCTTGGCAGGCTGAAGAGAGCTTTTGTAGCAAGTCTGGGTATGGCGGTAAAGTTGACCTGTGCTCGGCGGCGGGGGTGTTTGTGGACTTTAAGACAAAAGACAACCTTGCAGAAAAACCAGTTCATTCTCTGGTGTATGATGAGCACGGTATGCAACTATCTGCCTACGCCGATGGAATGAATTTTTTAAACCCCGAGAGGCTGTCGATTTTTATTGATCGCGACGACCACTCGGTTGTTAAGTTCCATTTATGGGACAGAGAATCTCACTGGCGTCATCTTGAGATGTTTAAAGCGCTGTTAAAATACTGGCAGTTATCTAAAAACTACAATCCATTAGAGGAAACACAATGAGCATTAATACTATGATATTCACAGGCAACTGCGGAGCAGATATGGAAATCCGCCATACCCCAAGCGGTGTTGCTATAGGAACTGTGAATGTACCTGTTAAACAGGGCTGGGGAGACAATGAAAAAACTAGCTGGGTGACTTGCAAGATGTTTAAGGAGCGGGCTGAGAAGCTGGCCCCGTACCTTACAAAAGGAACGCCTGTAACTGTGCAGGGCGAGTTTGTCTTGGAGCAGTGGGAAAAAGACGGCGTCACTAGGTCAAAGCCTGTATGTATTGTTAACAATGTACAGCTAGGAAAATCTAATAAACCAGCTCAGGCTCAAGTTGTTGCACAGCCAGCTCAGCAGGCGATTAGTGATGATGAGATCCCATTCTAGCCCGAGACCAACGTGGGTGTTTAAATCGCAAGTTGGAGACCATGTTGTATTGGAGGTCTCCATCTTCGATGACGCGCTCACAAAGGATCAGTTGGCAAAAGAGTTCCAAGCGTTTATGATTGGATCAGGCTATTTTTTTGAGGAGGGTGAAAGTGTACAAATTACTAAATGCAGTAAATGATTGGCTAAATGAGAGAATAACCATCAAGCGGCTTTACTTCGCTGTAGTGTATTTCGCGCTATTTGGTTTTATAGCGCTTGAGGTTATGATCTTTTAACTTATTTCCCCCTAGACCATGGCGTACCCCCTTAGCGCCTTAGTGGCAGGATTAGCCCACCTGTGGTCGAAACGGGCTTTTCATTGCATACCGCACATAACATCAATTCATTATCTTGCCTTAAATTATACAGGTACAATCGCGCCTCAATTAATAAGTGGAGGTTGTTGTGATTTTGTATGGTATAGCGGTGGTGTTGTTGGGCTTGGCGGCAATAGCAAAAGACGATTTAAAGGGCTCCTTATAGGGCCCTTTTTTGGTATAATCGACTATCAACAAAAGGTGTTAGGTATGGCAAAGCCAGCAAAAGGCAAGGCAAGGGTTAAGGTTACCGCAAGCGGAAAGAAAGTTTCTTACGGGCAGTCTGGCAAGGCAAAAGGCGGCGGCTCAAGAGTAAAGCCCGGAACGTCTAAGGGTGATTCTTACTGCGCTCGTAGCATGGGCATCAAGAAGGGCCTATCAAAGAAAAAACAAAATGACCCAAACACCCCAAACAACTTATCTAGAAAGCGCTGGAAGTGCGCAGGAACCAAGTCCCGGAGGAAGTAATGTCCCTATACAAAAACATCCAGAAAAAGCGTAAGAGAATCAAAGCAGGGTCAGGCGAGTCTATGCGAGCAAAAGGCGCTAAAGGGGCTCCCACAAATAAGGCTTTTAAGCAGGCCAAAAAGACAGCAAAAAAGCCCGTTAAAAAGAAATATTAGTAGCACCAAGCTACCGGGCTACTATCCCTAATATCGACGTGGACGAAGCCTTTAGCAACGCCTACACCGGTAAAGCCCATTGCGCAGGCGTGCTTTATGATTGCCATTCTCTCCTGCCCGCCAGAGACCGCTATATCTGCGGCCAGCCCACTGCTGTGCATTCCCGGACCATTGGTCTTATGTCGCTCTAGGCTGTGGTTAGGGGACCTATAACCGCTTGTCACAATAAAAGGAAAGCCGCAAACCTCCCTAAGATGGTCTAGCTTCTTTATAAAGCGATCTTTCATCTCATTCTCGCCGGTTTCTTGGCAGTCGAAATCTGAGCGCTTAAAATATTTGTAACTCATTAAAATGTTCCTTTCCAGACTCTAAATTTATCGAACTCACCAGACAGCATCTTTTTGCGGATTATCTCCTTGCGCGCCTCGTTGTCATCAGCGTTTACACCAGCCTCTTTCATCCACTCTGTGATCATAAACATAGGAATCCTACCTACCAGCCTGTTTTCGCCTGTAACGCCAGCTCCAGAGTCTCTAAGGATGCGTGATTCTTCAAGCGCCGGGTTGACATCGTACTTACGCTCAATTGTAAATTTTTCGCCGTCACTATCAAAGTGTACGTTTTCTTTCATTCTTTTCATTTCATACTCCATAAAAAAGGGGGCCGAAGCCCCCTTAGTTTACTACATTTTTACAACTTACGAAGTAGACAAGTCGGCAACAATACCGTTTGCGGCTTCGTTCTTAGCAACCAAGGTAAGCTCAGTAAGAACCTGACGCTTAGTTGAATCGCCAGTCTTAGCCAGACCAACATTCTTGGTTGGGCGCAGTACGCCAACACACCACATATCAGACTGCATGATGTATACATCGCGTGAACGGTTCTCACGGCTTGGAGTAAACTCTACAGAACCCCAGGGAGTAACATATACGTCAACTGAGTTGTATACAGTCTCGCTTGCCGCGTCGATGTTGCGACGTGAGTTACCACCACCAGTAAAGCCGAGGGCGATGTTCATCTGGAAAGGAGAGAGGTAAACCTTGTCAGGAGTACCGCCGTTAGTCCAGATAGACTCCATAACGGTGTCAAACTTGGCCTGAGTAAATGCCGCCTGAGTACCGTCTGTACGAGCGTCAGTACCATTACCAGTAGGAGCCGCGCCACCAGAGCCAACGCTTTGGTTGGTCTTAACCCACGCGCCTGCACCAGCAAGTTCACGGGCAGTAGTGCTGTCGCCAGCTTCTCGCGCATTGTTCTCAAACAGCGCCTTCTCGATGTCAAGCTTCTGCTCACGAGCAATCTTCAGCGTCTGGTAAGCGATCTCATTCTTGCGGCCTGCCTTATCTACTGACTCTTCAGTGTCAGCAATAGTTACAGCGTTCTTGAAGATCTGAGTGTAGTTACCCAAACGAACGGTAGCAACTGCCGCATCCGCCGAAGTGTCATCGCCTTCAATGTGAGCATTTGCCGCAGAAGAACGTAAGGTGTCAGTCTGCCACTCGTGCAAAGTGTTAGTTGCTTTAACCTTCTTACAAGCGCTGTAGAAAGGAGTGTCATCAGGAGTGATGTTATAGATAATATCACTCAGGTCTTCGCGAATGCCTTTCGCGTCATAGGTATCAAAAGTATTTGCTGGTTGTGCCATTGTATTATTCCTCAATCATTAAAGCTAAGGCGTCCGATACGGAGCCCGTGCGGGATAGTTTCTGTCGTTGTTTCTTACGCGCAGTAGCATTGCTATTAGACTTCTTAGATCCAGCCTTCACCGTTCGACTCTTGCGTCTTTCCGGGCTTGCCTTCTCTACAGCGGCTTTCTTACCATCCATCAACTCCCGGTACAGCATCGCATCGTGCAAAACTCTAATTGCTCGATGATCCACTATCTGGGATATCTCGTCTGGCTCGTAGCCGTAAACAGTTGCTCCAGTGTTCATTAGCCTGTCTTTAATTTGACCTGCTTTTTTAGCATCCGAGAACTCAGGCAAAACCTTTTGAAGGTTAGCCATTTCGTGCTGTAGGTATGCCTGCTGTGCCGCCTGTTGCGCCTGCGATTGTTGCTGAGATACAGCCTCCAATTTTTGCATCTGGTCTTGATATCCAACCATCTGCTCGTCATATTTCAGCTTAGCATCCATATAACCAATAGGGTCTGTCTCAAACAATTCTCTCGATGGCTCCACAGGTGCAGAAGCTATCTCACCTTTTTGCGCCTGTTCATAAAGCTGTGCAATCTGCTGTCGCTCATGCAATAGGGCTGAGTAGACCGATTCGACTGTTTTACGAGCGTCTGCGGCTTCCTGCATTCCCTTTTGGATGTACTTTTGACCACTGTATCCGCGCTTCAAATCATCAAGGGTTACAACCTCGTTCTTGCCGTCTACTTTGACGGTGAACGTCTGTTGCTCTTGTTCTGCTTCAGCATTGTCAGTGTCTTGCTCATCCTCATCGGGCTCTTCCTCGCCCTCATCCAATTCTGACTCTTCATCGTCTGAATCGGGTTGCTCCTCTTCTTCACCTTCACTCTCTTCTTCACCTTCGCTTGGGTTGGTATCATCGTCCAGCTCAGCACTTACTTCCTGCTCAGCCTCTTCTGCTACTTCCTGCTCTGGCTTCAATTCCTCTTCAGGTTGAATCAGTGATGCAATAGCTCCCTCAATAGAGCCGTCGTTTAAAGTTTCAGTCGTTTCCACGGTACTAATCCTTCTGCTTTTTATCGAAAATCGCCTCGTCTGTAAACACAGTGTTAAAGTGATTCTCGATGTAGTTAAGCGCCTTGATTATATCATGCGCGTCTTTAATAGTCTCTATATGAGACTGGCTGTTAAGGAACACGCTTGATTGCTGGTCCTTAATCTCTTGAACGACTTCCTTAAAGGTTTCGTCGTTGCTTAAATTCCTAAACCTTGCCGCCTTGTCTTTTATGTTCAAAATCTACCGCCCGTTACAGCTTGTACGGGGGTGCTGTCTGGGTATCTAGGAGCCGCCTGCTCCGCTTTAATTCTTGCGGTGTCTACTGCGGTGCCGTACTTGCCCAAGATCTCTGCGGCGTCTACAAGCAGGTCCTGATCCATTTGATCGCGGTCCCGGTCATCTGCCGCTATAGCCTTCTGTGCGTCTATCTGAAGCTTAGCCATGTCAGAGGTAGCCTTAGCCTGCGCCTTGATCTGCTCTGCCTGTACATACGCCTCTGGTTGCGTTAACGCCTGTTGCTGTTGAGCCGCTTGTTGCTGTTGCTGTTGCATCATAGCCGCTTCTGTCTGCTGGTCCATAGGCAAGAAATACCTGTCGCTGTTTCGCAAACCGTTCATTGCCAATATATCTGACAACGTGTTCCGTATCTGCGTCATGCCAACAACACCGTTGCCCATACCGTAGGACTGGAATATCTGCATTTGAATCTGCAGGGCTTGTTGCAAAGCGGCCTGCTTTTGCTCTTCTTTTCCTGTGCCCAAACCTACGTTAACCCGGACGTCCATCTTTTTGTTCCAGACTCTAGGATCAACCGGCTGATAGTTTCCGCCTACAACGCGCATCATTGTCTGCTCATCGCAGTTTTCAATAACCAGCTTTAGCATCAGCTTGAACAGCTGGGTCATTCCGCCTTCTGCTATGTTCCTTGCCATCATCTCTATCTGACTGGCGCCGCCTTGCATACTTGCCATAACAGCGGTTGCGGTGTTGGCTTGCAGGGCGTCAGGATTAAGGCCTAAGCTTGTTTTGCTTACACCTGTCTTAGCATCAATCTCTTGATCGTAATACTGTATAGCGCC